TCCTTCAGGACAGTTAACCTTAATACCAGATGGTATAAATGCTGATTCTCCTGGTTTTAATCCAATAGTTTCTTGATCGTTTGGAACAAAAAAGTCTATTCCTGCATCTGTTGGGTTGGCTCTTGTTGGAGTCTTTACATCTCTAATTTTACTTATTTTCATTATTTTTCTCCTTAATGTAATTATCTAATCCACCTATATAGGCTACACAATCTAATAAATTATCTTCTCTGTAATTATATGAATGACGAGATAGTTTTAGTGCAATCAGTGCTGCATATATATCTTCAGCTACAAAGTCTTTACCAGTCATACCACTAGCTATTTTTGCAGCTCTTTCCATACCTTCACTGAAAGGGCCATACATTCTTTCTTTTTCTTCTGACCTATTATTTACTACTTCGTCAGCTCTTTTAAGTATTGATTCTTTCTTTTTCATCGCTTTACTTTTTTTAATATATTTTTTATGCATAATAGTTTCTTCTAAATAAATAACTTTTTTATCTGTTTGTTTGTAAAATCTACTAATTCTGGTTTTTCCATACTTTTTTGCGGTAAAAATATCTTTTCTTTGTCTATGTAATCTATCGTTACTTCAGGTTTTAATATCCACTGCTCATTGAATTCAGGTAGAGAGTGTTTTAATGAATGTATAGCTCGTACTCCTTCATGAAGAATATTATCTCTCATTTTATAGTGCATTTCATATAAATGTAAACTACCAGCAATATGATAATAAGAACCTAGTTCTAGGTCTGGATATATTTCTCTTAATTCATTTAACATCAATTGCTGAAAGAGAGCAAAATTAAATACATCATTACATAATCCAAATATAATATCATTACTACGCATATTAACGCATAAGTGTAATTTATTTTCTCTAATAAATACCTGTAAAAATTGTGTGCAAGGAATATCATGCCAGTTTTTGGTCTTATGATATGGCTGACCTATAACTATAGTACATCTTCTAGAATCTTTATCCTTTGCTAACTCTTCTTTAATCCAAGACCATTGTTCTCCTAGTATAAAGGTACCGTAATTAGATTCTACTTCATTTTGTCCATCTTGTATTCTTAACCAGATGTTGGCACATTTACCAATATTATCTACACGTTTGTTTCTAGATAGATACCACAAGAATTCCATAACTGCATAATTTGTATTGAATTTTCTAGATGGATAACCTATTCCTAATTTTGTAGGGTCAGTTAATTCAAATGACCTAAATAATAATTCTGTTTGATTACTATTGTTGCTACTAACATCATTACCAAAATAGGTAAGAGCTTGTAATTCTGCTAAAAATAGCTCGTGAAGACTGTTAAATTTATTCATATAACCCTTTTAATCTTTATTTGTATATAATATAATAAAAATATTTGAAACTATAAAACTTTTTTATGATTATTTTCAATATTATTGTAAAATTCTTGTAACTGTTTTGCTCTGAAATATATTGTTTCTAGTGTTGTATTTTCATTCCATTCAGAAAATTTTCCTACTAAATCTATACCCATACACTTATTGATATTTAAGTTATCAGATATTTGTGTAGATTCTGTGTAATTTATTATAGTGTTTCCTTCTATGTCTTTTTGATATATATTTCTCATTGATTCAATAATTATATTATCCTTCATATAAGTCTTCTTATAATATGGTTTTCCAGTGACTAGTACCTGCTTATATAGTTTTGACAGTGTTTTATCTTCATGTGATTCTAAAGAGCATACATAAATAAATCTATCATTGTATGGTAAATCAAAGCCTTCTAGAGAATTATTATTAACTATAGAATCTCTAATATTTCCACTTGAATCTAATTCTGCCAGGTCGACAATATTCATAGTTGATATTATTCTTTCAAATTGTAAACTTTCAGTTTCGAGGTGTATGTTTCCTGACACTTCTATAGATTTTATTGATGAATCAATAGTATTTTTATTTGCACTTTCTTTAATTTTTTTGAAAAACAATCTATAACTATCCTCTGGTCCCAATCCATTTATACTAACATATTTTTCATATTTAGAATATGTATTTTTGTAAGAGTCTTCTGTTATTGTTTTACCTCTAGTATATAAAGAATAAAGTTTACCAAAGTTTTTTGGCTGAACAGACGTTTGTTTTCCTCTATCGTCATAAAACCTTTCAAATTCAGATACTATAACATCTTCAAATTCAGACTTAATAATATTTACTAATGACGGCTGTATTATTTCTGGTCCAGCATTATAGTCTAGTGTATCAAGTGTTTTATGTAGAATCAGTTTAGTATCCTTTAATAGGTATAATAAAAACCAAGACACGTTATTATTTCCAAGTATATATTTCATATTAAGTAGTTTGGTGACAAAACATGATAGAACAACTAGCATAATACGTTTGTAATACTTGTGAAGATATTGCATCAAGTCTAGACATGGTTACCTCAAACATGACAGAGCAACTATGTACTAAATCATAATTGTTAAAGTTTCCATAGGAGTCGTATGGTCTATGAACTTCTGTACTTGATGCTTCTGATGCCGGCCAAACTGGAACAACATCTAAATCTCTAACTGGAGGGAAAAATCCAGGAGCCTCAACAAATGATTCTGAAGTCATTGTATCAGTAAATGAACCTGTAATTGTACCACCTAAAACAGTTAAAGGAAGTTGTATACCTGCCCTGTACGCTGCTATTTGTCTTGCCTTCCATCTCCAAGATAGAGTTTCTCCACTACCAGAAGTAATACTTGTTCCTATGCTAACTGACGGACTATCATGGGATGGCCAGTATGGGGCAGATGCATTTGGATTTGGGAATGAACTATCATTATCCGAAAAAGAATTCTTTCTCTGTAATGGTGTTATTGCTGGAGTTGGTATATTTCCAGACCCAGGGTCATATGAAAATGTCAAGAATGGAGCAGGAAGAGCTTTACCATTCTTCTTTAATACTGAAGACATTGAACTTGGCCCAGAAAAATTTGAACCAGAATGAAATGCTATAGCTACCGCATCTTGATATTTTGGTACAGACATACTTAAAAATGGTTCATACACAAAATTACCAGCTACTGGAGCAGGTGTAGTATATGAAGAACCATTTGATGTCATTAGTCCTGAATTAACACCAGTAGATACTCCAGGAATTATAAATTTGAGAGCATCACTTGGAGCATTAGGCTTAAAAGTAATCCAACCATGTGAATAAGCTCGTAAATCAGGACACTGACAATCGCTATTCTGCGATAAAAGTAGTGGTATTTTACTATTAAATGTATTAACTGTTGATGATGAGAAATAGAACCTGTGAGAACCTATAGTAGGAGGGTTAAGTCCTTGAACTATATTTATTCTATTCTGTGCAGCTTCACCTTGTCCAGGTGCCGCACCTCCAACAGATTGGCTTGTTAGTGCTTGTCCAGAATATAAATATGGCCAAAACATAGTACCAGGACCTGCAAATTGTCCCATCATTCCCTGATGACTTTGACCAAAGTTAATCATGTAAGATGAAGATCCGTATGGGTTATTTGTTTTATTGTAGTGAGAACCACTCATGTAAACGGACCATGTAGCTTCTGTTGCATTTTGATCTATTGTTCCCTTAAAGGTTAAGTGTCTACCAGATGATGGGCTAAAATCTAAAGTATTTGTAAAAATATTGGTACTATAGAGTAATCCTCCTTGTGGATTTGACGTTACAATCGCTGGATGAGAAAGGCCTCCTCCACTAGCAGTGTGTACACCTAATATAGAGCCACTAGCCAAATCTTGAAATGTATTAACCGTTACTTGGTCTGAAGCCTGGCATAAAATGCTGTATGTATCTTCGTTAATAATATGAAAACTACCACTATTTATAGTCCACTCGTAAGTATATGAAGTACATGGGTCCTGAGAAATTTTAGTATTTGGTGAAGTTAAGCTTCCAATTACTGGTTGAGGTGCTGGTGGTAATGGACTAACAACTGACCATATTCCTCCAGCTGGCACCCCTACGGCATCCATTCTTAAAGATCCGTCTGAACCAATTGCTTGGCAATAATCTATATCTGGTCCTGCATCAGCAGAAGCAGAAACCATTTTTATAAATACAGATGCAGAATATTCACAAGGACCATTCATTATTGAAACACTAGCAGTGTATAGTCCAGAGGCTGTTTCATGTAGTAGGTAGGCTTCAGCGTCTGCAGAATGAGATGTAGCATTATTAAAGGCTAATAGATTACCACCCTCTAGATATATTTCATCAGTGGCAACATTTCCATTAAATCCAGGTATTGCATGTGGAGCAGGGCTACCATTTCCACCAGTGATACTCCAAGTGTAAGCACCTATAGTTGGTACTGTTCCAAATATAGAACTAGCATTAAGAGACATGGTTGGATAACACTGTACCCTAGCTGTTCCACCCACGCCTAACCCTGGATTAAAATAAACTATTGTTGATTGACTGTATGCTGGACAACAATCAGGTGTTAAGACAGATTCAGGATTATGGCCTTGACTCATACTTGGCTGACCACTAGCATTATTCAAACATAGACTGTTGGAAGTACTAGCAGTAAAACTAAGTATAACAAAACCATTTGCCATAGTTGACTGATCTGCTACAAAAGCCTTACATCTTTCTTTTTCAGAAAGGTCGAATGAACCACCAGAACTTGCATTATACTCTATAGTATCATAATTACATGCAGCTAGCACATCGTCTAAACATATAACTGGTGTAAAAGTTGGTTGACAATACGAAGCAGAACCATTTCCACTTGGCTGTTTATTTAGTTGTAGCAAAAAACAACAAGAACTAGTTGCCTCTAATCCAGAACCTAGTGACAGTGCCTCTTCATAACAAACATTTAATTGCTGGGGTAAATTACTAGGAAAACACCCAGACCTTGTAAAACTAAGGGAAGCAGATATAGAACCCTTCAAACTTCCACTAACAAACATAGTATTTCCTGGAAATGTCTGAGTACCATGGGCTCCTAGAAGAAACCCATCTCCACTACCTAGATTTCCAGTTCCTGCCTCAGGCGTTCCTGTAGCTACTCCACCAATATCATCAAAATATCTCCAATTTATATAGTAAGCGCTCCATCCTTTTCCTCCAAGATGAGGTGCACTACAATCTCCCATAGTTGTAGATTGTAATACTAAATCAGTTGTTCCGTGTTTACTTGCACTCACATCAGAAAACCATTGTGCAAAAGTTGGGTGTGAAGAACTAGCATTTATATGTTCTACCATATTGTCTACAGAACCCTCTACATTAGAACCAGTTGGAACAACCATTGCTACCTGAGCAGTTCCCATATTTGGATTAAATATTTCAGGACCATTTTGTGGTCCTCCAGATCCTGATAGCGTTAATATTGCCCAAAATTGATTTATACCTGCGTACATACTAGGGAATCCTGGAGGTGCAGGTGATGAGAAGGTTGCAAAACCTGCCAAGTCTTCTCTAATAAACTGTATCTTTGACATTTGTCCTCTTGGTCCAGTGAAACCAGCAACTGTCTCATTTCCAAAAAACGCAGATGCTGAATCATGCATGTGAGTTAAGTCTATTCTAATAGAACAAGTACAGCAACCATATACTGGGTCTATGGATAAATTTAGATTTCCATCTAATGCTGTTGCTGATTCTGAGGTTTGTGGTATAAGTTCTGTGCCATCAAAATCTGTAACTGTCCAAGTTTTTGTAGTATTTGGTAATGATTCTGATCCAGATAAATTAAGCGAAAAAGAATTTGAAACACAAAAAGACATTGTACTATTACAAGGTATTTCATGTATACTTGCACTAGGAGCACAACTACATACGTCTCCAGTAAAACCTTTTACTACTATTCCATTTTCCAATTGATAACTATTTGTTAGTGTTGTTAACCAATTTACTGCACAAGATTCTTCTTGTGTTTGGAATGATAAAGAAGTGACGGTAACATATTGGTAAATATCATTCATCCAAGAAACCAACCTTGTCCCAACAAAAACATCATCAGCATGTACAAATTCATTACCTATAGAAGGAGCAGTATTACCTGAAAGCCATTTTAATATTTTGTGTTCATCATCACAAATAAAGTCAAAACCGTCATCTGTGTGTATTTTTCTAGACACAATGTTGTTTGCTGAACTACCACTACCTAAAAATAGGTACAAAAAGTCTACACAATCATTATTACGGTCCTTTGATTGTACACTTTCAGATATATAAAAAACACTACAACTAGCATTTCCGTCAGCAGATATTGGTCTCCAAGGCCAGTTATGGAGACTATTCATTACACTTTGGGAAAGTTGTACAGTTGTAAGGTCTCCAAAGTTAGTACTTATTGATGCAGATATATCACTTATACACATATATATAAATATAGTATCAAAACAAATTAACGCTTAATCCAATCTTCTAATTCTTTTGGATTCGGTATTCTCATATTTTTATGACATAAATCACAAAACCAGCGAGCATTGTTTTTTTCGTCAAATTTTATTTGTTGATTTTCATGTTTACATTTTTCCTGGAACTCGTCTATCTCTTTCTGAATCCTTTTTAACTTTTTTGACAGTTCGTCCATTTTCATCATGAGTTTTCTCCTTAGTGGTTAAACCTACTAATTCTCTATAATATAACTCTTGAATCCAATCTTTATGTAATTTCACAACTACCTCCCGCACAAGCTAATTCTCCTGAAAGATTAGTATTATCTTCTATCTCAATAACATTTGACAAGTCTACTTCTGTCAAAGCTTTCATCATTTCATCGTATTGTTCTTTAGTAATATCTTCAAATGGTGCTTGAGTATATGTACCACCATCGTAAGGTAATACAGATAAACCATTATAATGTTTTCTATTTTCCCACATCCATTCTCCAGCCAATTCCCAATCTTCTTGTTTAAGACTAATAGTTGCAGAAACATTATGAGAATTAGAACCTTTTCTATGTCCTGATTTTACCCATTCTGTAGCTATCTTTTTTACTCTTTCCAGTAAAGCAAATGGAGATTCTGTTCTTAATATAGAACCTTCAGGAGCTTTTTGAGGTACTTGAATAACTGCAGTATCGTGTGGTCTGAAGTATTCGTCTTCAACTAATTCTGGGTGATTATTTTTTAAGTGTTGATATATAGATTCATTTTTACCAACTCTTATTCTACGAATGTAGTAGTCATTGTGCCATGCATGAATACCTGAACTTGTGCCTAAAACTAAACTTGTAGTACCAGCTGGTTTTACGGTTGTAGTTCTTGCAGACTGGTTTATACCTATAATTTTTGCAACTCTAGTATTTTCTCTTTTAACAACACTTGCAGCCTTTTTGGTATCATATCCCAATACTTTACCACTACCAATACCAGTCATTGAAACCCCAATAAGTGCCTCTTTTTCTGTAGTTTCTCTCCATATATCTCTAAGATAATGGAAGTCTGTGTATCCAGCCTGTAGTGTACCAATAAATGCCGCAACCTTTACTCTTTCATTAAGGTCATCTTGGTCTTCTATGTTTGAAACATTTACTTCGCAAAGATTACAAAATTGAAAAGGTCTTAGTGCAATTTCACAACATGGGTTTGTACCCCAGTCTTTATCATTATTTAGATAAATACCTGGTTCACCAGCTCCTGATAATTCTACACGTTTCCAAAGGTCTAAAAAGAACTCTTTAGTAATTTTGTGTCTCATTAAGACTGCAGAATTATTAGCTCTACCTCTTTGTGGATTCAATTCCCACCAATTACCACTTTTGCAACTAATCATTTCGTCATCATCAGCATTAAATAAACTAATTAGTGCCGCTCTTCTAATACCGCCAGCAAGAACTGCATCTGCGATATGGCAAACAATATCATGAGCCTCTAGAGTAGTAAGTTTCTCTCCTGTTTCTTTTTGTTCTAACATACCTCTAACTTTCATAATACATTCCTTTAATGGCTGTGGTCCTGGGGCTTTACCACCAGAAGTTACTAATTGTGCACCTTTTGGTCTAATATCTGAAAAGTCAAATTCTATTCTACTTCCACCACCATTCATATAAGATTTCATAAGAACTTTTACTGCATCTGCCCAACCTTCTATACTATCACCAATTAAAAATCTTTTCTTTCTTTTTGGATATGGTTTTTGTATACATGGAAGCTTTGCAACATGGTGTCTTTGTACTGAGTATCCTACACCTGTTCCACCTAATAGTAAAAACATTGTTTCACTAAAAGCATCAATAGAATCTATAGGAAGATAAGCACAGTTGTATACTCTGTTTGGAGAAATTTCAATTGGCTTACCGCCAAATTGTAAACTACGCATTGAAGGAAGTACCTTTTTATCATATACTAATTTATATTTTTCTTCTATTTCGTCCTTTAACATAGGAAATTTCTTTTGATGCATTTCCTTGTTGCGCGTTACTAACTCTTCCCATGTCTCTCTTCTATTTAATTCAGGTACAAACTTTGCGTACTTCATATAAACAGTAATTTCTGATAATATTTGATTTGATACTTCCATTTCTCTTCCCTTTATTTGTAAGTTATTATTGAAAAAAATAACTGGCAGCTAGACCAGTTGTACTAATAAATATAGATATATACATATATCAATTCATTTCGTCAAATTTCTTTTTCATCATTTTTCTTAAATATTCATTATGATTATCCATTTCTTTAGTTGTTTCTTTTCCTTGTATTGATGTGTCTACATATATATCTATTTGACCGTTACTAGCATTCATTTTACTAGGGAAAGTTATTCCATCCGGACCAAATCTATTTTTAATAACATGCCATCTACCAGTATTTGCAAGTTTATCTTCTATTTTTCTACTAAGAGATAATACAAAATCAGCAGTCATTATTTTACTATATGATTCTGCAATTTTCTCTGCTCCGATAATATCATCTTCTAGTGCTGACCTATTAGCTTGAGACGCTGTCCAAACAGGTATTTCATACTCACCAGCTAATCCTCTTAAGTCTTCATAAATATTACCTAATTCTAACCTAACCTCTTTACCATGACCACGCAATAAATCTGCATAGTCAACAATAATCATATCTGGTTTTTTACCATTTGCCATACACCTTTGAATATGTGCAGATATAGTATTTACTGTGGCAGATTTAGTTGGATAGTATTTTACTATTAAATCTCCCTTTAGACTACCTATTTTTTTCTTTACATCATCTATATTATATTTTAACTCTTGAGCAGCTATTCCAGTAAATACAGCGTCATACCTTAATCCAACATAAGCTGAATTTAATTCTAAAGTATAGTGAATTACGTTTAGTCCTGCTTTTACAGCATTTGCTCCAATATTTACCAGGGCCCAAGATTTACCAATACCAGCTGGAGCAACCATTACTCCTAATTCACCTTTACCTAAACCACCGTCTGCAATATCATCTATTGCATCCCAACCTGTTGTTATAGTATTTCTGACAGATTCCATATATCTTTCATCTATATCAATATTATATTCATGGCCCACATCTTTTTCTACACCAGCCTTTAGTGCATTATCCACTTTAGTTTTTATAGAATCATAATCACCCCTATTTAATAATTCTACAGAATCTATTATTGCCTTTTTTATTTCTTGGTTTTTACAAAATTCTAGAGCTTTTTCTTTTACAAAATCTAAATCATCTGATTCCATTTGTTTGAAAGCTTCTTTAATATTGTCAGCAATAGTCTTTTTTAGAAGCTCATTTTCCATTTCTATTATTTTAACCTTCATGGCTTCAATAGTTGGTAATGTATTGTACTCCTTAAAATATTCTTTAATAATATCAAGTATTACAATATTTGCTTCTGACTCAAAGTATGATGAATCTAAAATATCTAATATTTGTTGTAAAAAGAGTTTATCCTTAAATAGTAAAGCTATTAACTTTATTTGAAAAGAATAACCAAAATCACTTAGTTTATTTATCTTCATTATTTTCCTCTTTCATAGCAAAAGCATTTAATGTAGAAAACGTATCCTTTAACCATAATTCTGGATTCTTTATATTCATATTTATAGCATCTTCTAATAGCATTCTCATAAAGCTGGGTTTTACCAGCTTATTTATTCCTTGTTTACATATATTATTTATAGACTCTTTAGCTCTACCAGATATATCTACTTCTTCTAATTGCATTAGTCTATGATTTAATTCTAACATATCTTTATTACTCAATATATCTGCTGCTAATTTTGTTCCATCATTTGAGTCTTGTATATGATTAAAAATATCATCTAAACTAATCTTCTTATCTTCAAATAATATAGGAAGTCTTTTCATTAGAGTTTTAGAACCTGCACCTCTTATTCCTGGTATATTATCTGAACTATCACCTGTCAAAACTCTATACATTAAGAAATTTTTAGAATCCATTAAAAATTCTTCCTTTATAGTATCCTTAAAATAGAATTTTTTCTTAGTTGGAGACCAAACCTGTACCCTATCATCTACAAGTTGTAAAAAATCTTTATCTGTTGACATCAATATACACTGGCTTTTAGGATATATTTGTTGAGATATATACGCCATTGCATCATCTGCTTCTATATTTTCTATTGACATAACAGTAATTGGTAGTTGTTCTAGATATTCCGACAATCTTTGTAGTTGTTGGGCCATAGCAACTCTTTCATCGTCAACACTGTTGAATTCGTTTATTCTAGTCATTCTGTGTTTAACTCTTCTTGTTGCCTTATAATTAGGAAAAAGTTTTCTACGTCTTTGACTACCACCTTTACCGTCAAAACATATAATAACTCTAGTTGGTTTAATATTTCTAATTGCATATCCTATAGACATTAAGAAACCTGTTATTCCTCCAACATGTGTACCATTATCATTTACAGTTGGTACAACTACAAAACTACGTATAAATGTATTCAATCCGTCAATGATTAGTATCCTATCATTTTTATCTTGTGGCATTTCTTGTTTTTCCAAGCTTGCCAACATATTTAGGTATTTTTTATTCATATAGTAAATATAATAAAAATATTTGAATTAAAAAAATTCTGAGTGAAAAGTTATTAACAATTTGTGGAGAATATCGGAGTCGAACCGATGACCTCTTGCGTGCAAAGCAAGCGCTCTAGCCAACTGAGCTAATTCCCCAAATAAAAGGCTCTTAGTTGATTAAATCAGTCATTATCATAGTGAGGACTTTTAATCTTAACATTCTACACCACGGGAAGGTGGCCTTTTTTCGTAGAACAATATGTATTGTGTAAGCTCTATCACTTTTTTAGTACTAGTTCTCCTACAGTGACGATTAGAGAACAATTGGTATCAGCCCTAAAATAGCTTCAGATTTGCAAGCAGAAAGTAAAGGTCACTACGTTCACTTAAGCTACTTACACAATACAATTAACATCAACCTACTGGTGGAGTTTCATCTGTATGTTCCAAGTCATCGATTCCAAAATTATCTAATTTGTAATCCATAATAACTTTGTCACATATCATGTTATATACTTCTTCTTTGAGTGTTGGATCGGCTTCCAATTTTCCATTCCAATCTTTTGAAAGGAATTTTATTTCTTCACCGTTTTCTCTCGTAAAAGTATACCAACTACCACCTTGTTTAACCATCTTATAGTCTTTAAGAACTCTTAACCATCCACCAAAATCATCTATTCCACTATCAAAGTAAATATCAAATTCTGCAGTTCTCAAAGGCGGACCCATTCTGTTTTTTACGACTTGGGCCTTGGTCTTTATACCAACTACTTGGTCTTGACCTTTAACTTTGGTTTTAATTTGACCTGCTGCCTTTAATCTCAATCTACAACTCGCATGAAATTGAAGAGCTTTTCCACCACTTGTTGTCCAAGGGTCTCCAAACATAACTCCAAGTTTTTGCCTTAATTGATTTGTAAATATTAAAGCAATTCTCTGTCTTCCAATCATATTGGTACACTTTCTCATTGCTTTTGAGATAACAATAGCCTTACTAGTTGCCCAACCATCTTTACTATAGTCGGCTTCTTGTTCAACTCTTGTTGTTGCGGCTGCTACTGAATCAACAACTATGGTCACTAATCTATCCTTGTCACTTTCTCTAACTTTGGTAATGATATTATCTATAACCTCAAATATATCTTCAACAGTTTCTAATTGAATATATAATAATTTTGTTGTATCAATACCTAGTGCCTGGAGGAATTCTTCATTTACAGCATTTTCTGTATCTATAAATACTCCTAATCCACCCTGTCTTTGGGTGTTTGCTAGTATTTGTGCAGATACTAAAGATTTTCCTGAAGCCTCCATACCAGTTATTTCGGTAATTCTACCAACTGGTATACCACCATTTTTTCTGTTAGATATAGCTAAATCAAGCATAGATGAACCAGTACTTATCCATTCTGTTAGGTCGGTTGGTGTTTCATCTGCTCCGTCTAAAAAGTATGCTACTTTATAGTCCTTAAACTTTTTGTTCAAAGAATCTGCTAAGATTCCTGCTAAACCGTCTCTGTCTTGTCCTTTATCTACCATAACTATTAACTAAACAAATCGTCAAAAGCCTTACTAATATCATCAGTCTTTCCAACTTTAGACTCTTTATTATCGGCCTCTTTATTAGTAGATTCATTTGAATTAGATTCCCATGGTAAATCACCAGCCTCTTCTGTATCTCCATCTGGACTTAACCAAGATTCTAATGCACCTTTTAACTCGTCATATGAAACTTTCTTAAAAATACTGAAAATTTCTTTTTGACCATTCATGATTTTATCAGCTAAATTTTTATCTTCTGTAGCTGGAGTTTGATTAGGTTTTACTCTTATAGTAGTCTTAGGATATGTACCAGCACCTTCTGACGGTGTAAATTCTACAACAATATCTCTACCACTATTTAGGTCAGTAATATCTCCATAATCTGGATCAGATATAAATCCTAATAATTCTGCGTATACTTGTTTACCAAAGCCCCAGAATTTAACACCTTCTCCTTCTTCTCCACGTACAACTACAGGTACATAAACTCTCATTTTTGGTTCTAACTTTTTAGAAAGTTTCCAGTCATCTGAATTTCCTGTTGATTTTAATTTTTCAGAAAATTCTACTACTGGGTCTGATTCGCCATGAGTTACTGGTGAAAGATAGTTTCTTTTACCTAAATCATAGTGAAAAAACAATTCCAAGAATGGATTTGCTTTATCATGCTGATAAGGTACTATTCTTACTTGATTTTTTCCTGGACTTGGCTTCCATAAGCTTGAAGTCCTTGTTGTTTGAGATTGTAAATCTCCGAGTTTGCGTCTAATTGCATCTAAGTCAATTGCCATTTTTTTCTCCTCTTTTTAATTATTATTTAGTTAATATAATAAAAAAATCTAACATGGTAAAACTTCTGTTAAAACTTTTTTATATTTTTTTTGGTACCTTTGTACCGCTAGTTCTTTTGCTTTTGCTTCAACAACAACATCAATATCTAGGCCGTAATCTTTAATTTCGTCTACAATATAATCTGAATGTGCTTGTTCTTTAATTTTACTAAATTCTTTGTACATTCCTGCTAGAGTTGGCCAGTCTTGCATTTGTTCCATTGTAATATTATTATTTTCGCATATTTGTTCTATTACAAGTTTTTGTTCTGCACGTCTTGATTCTGAGTAGTGAGTGCATGGTTTTACACCTTTTGGCCAGGTTGATATAGCAAGTTTTAGTGCTTCTTCTTCAGTCATGCCACCTGTACAAAACTTGTGATGGAAGTAGTCGAATACAATAGGTATACCAACAACTTTGTATACACCTTCATATAAATCTTTTACAGAGTACATATTGCCTTTGTCATCATTTTCGACAGTTAGACGTGCTTGTGCTGAAGGTTGTAGTCGCAAGAAGTTTTTACAAAATCTTTCTAGCGCAGATTTTTTATCGCCATAGGCGCCACCTACATGGATATTGATTTTTGCCATACGAGACTTTGGTAGACCCATAAGGTCCATAATCTGTGCAGATTTGTTAAGTTCATTCATAGCGTTGAGTACTACATCTTCATTTGGAGAAGCTAGTACACAAAATTGGCCTGGATGAAATGATAAACGTTGATTGTTATCCATTGCAAGTTTACCGACAGCTTTAAGTAAAGCACATATTTCTTGAAAATCTGGTAAATCTGATAGTTCATATTCAGACATCCAAGGCATCATATCACTTGACATTCGATATACCTTTATGCCGTTTTCATTATTCCACTGTACAATTTGTAATAGATTTTTGATATTTTCTATTATCAATTCTGATGCATAGTCAACACCTTTAGCGTCAAATGTTCTACGTATCATACTTCTGTTGCATGATATGCCTTCTTTTGAAAGGTTCATATTTATACATGCGTATCCTAGTTGTTTTGCC